GTGACCGGCGCAGAAGCATCCGGCACAACGTTAAAGTATGTTATCGGGGATCGCACCGTGAAGAACGGCGATAAGGTGACCGGATATACTGCGTTGACCTCCGGCACGACGCAGATCACTGCGACTGCGGGCAAGACCATTACCGTGGTGGAACTTGACGGCAACGCGCGCGCAATCAAGGTTGGCAAGGCTGCCGCTGTGCCGCGCGCGTAAACCAGCGGGGTAACGGGCATGTACGATCCTGAAACAGCATACGAACTGTTGAAAGCGAGGCTTGATCGGGGCGGCATGCCCGTCCCGATCGCGTTGGAAGATTATTGGCGGCACAGAATTGATGCGGCGGCGCAGGAGCTTAAAAAAAAAGGCATCCACCTTGAAAACACCGCAGATGATAACATCCTTGTTTCG